CAGGTGCTGATGGTGATCCACTAACAGCAACAGGTGCTACTGATGGTACATTAGATGTAACAGCAGCAGCAACTTCTCCTGTTTGTGCCTATGCAATAGACGCATCAGCTAAAATTATAGCGTGCGCCTTTCCTGGGTAATTAACTAAGGTAGGGGGATTAATTTCCCCCTACTATTTAAAAGGAGAATGAAATGTCAGCAACATCTAATTTAAGAGCAACTTTTTATAAAGATGAAAACAAAAATGATTTAGTTAAAATTTCATTAATAGGCGACCCAAATACAGTAATTCTTGATGTAAAAAACAATGGGGATCAATTAAAGAAAGATTTTCCAATACAATGGGCAGAATATTATAAAAATACAAAAAAAATTAAACAAAAAGAAACAGATTTAAATGTGTTAGAATGCATGACAAGTAATAAAATAAAAGCGTTAGAATTAGAAGGTATTACTTCTGTAGAGCAGTTATCTGAATTATCAGATGGTGCGTGTCATGGATTAGGTAAAGGCACACTAGATTATAGAAAAGAAGCAAAGGCTTTTATGATGGAAAAACATAATATTAAACCATTACAAGTGGTGGGCTCATGACATTATTAACAATATGCCAAGATGCTGCAAATGAAGTAGGAGTACCATCTCCTAATGCTGTAATTGGATCAACAGACACAACAGTTATACAATTATTAGCCGCAGCCAATCGAGAAGGTAAAAATTTAGTATCTGGTTATGATTGGGAAATATTAGTAAAAGAAGAAAACCACACAGCTATAGCAGCCGAAAGTCAAGGAGCTATGACTACTATTGCAGCAGATTTTGAAAGATTTAGCAATAATACTATGTGGAATAGGACTACAGATAGAAAGTTTTATGGACCATTAAATAATTCAGAATGGCAAACATTAAAAGGTTCTGTACAAAGTGGTATAACAAATTATTTTAGAATTAGAGGAGGTTTATTATTAATAAATCCAGTCCCAACTGTAGGTAATTCTATTGTTTTTGAATACATATCTAAATATTGGGTAGATACAACAGGTAATGGTGAAGCTAATGCAGAAAAATTTACAGGTGATAGTAATACTACAGTATTAGATGAAGATATAATAACATTAGGTGTTATATGGAGATTTTTAAAACAAAAAGGTTTGCCTTATGATAACCAATTACAAGAATATCAATTAAAAATATTTGAAAAACAAGCTAAAGATGGTGCTAAGTCTATTCTTAGAATGTCTGGTAATACAAGATTATTTTTACCAGTTAATGAGCCAGAAGGGAACTTTACACTATGAGGTATAATTATAAACCAAAACCTAAGCCTAAACCAAAACCTAAACCAAAGCCTAAAAGGAATTATTAATGGCTAATTGGTATGATGATTTATTAGATGGAGCTTCTAATTTAGCAAGTAAAGCTAGTTTTGATAATGTGTTTGGGGAAACACCTGAATCTGGTAGTCTTATGGATATAGGGCAATCTTTATTAAATCCAAACTATGATCCAGAAAAATCGCTTTTTAGAAGGGTTATAGAAGATGGTCCTCCGCCTAGTATATCAGATATTAGTGCAGCTTTAAAAAAAGACCCTAATGTAGATATAGACACAATACCTTCAACTGTTCCTAACCCTGTAGATAGAACAAATGAACCAGACCCAGAACCTTTTGTTCCTTCAGAGTACACTATGAGAATGCCAGCAAAAATGTCAATGGACATTGCAGGAGTTCCAAGAAAAAGAGAAGTAGGTATGGTTGGTGGTAAACCAAGAATGCAATTAAATGCTAATACAGAAGAAGAAGAAATGGCAAGATTAGCACAATATTTAAGGAATAGAGGGTAAATGGCATTCCAACCAACAGGCGAAAGTACAACAGTTCCAGCACCTATCGGTGGTCTAAATACTAGAGATGCACCTGATATGATGGAACAATCTGACGCAATACGTTTAGATAACTTTTTTCCAGGAAGTACAGATGTATCATTAAGAAATGGTTATACAAGCCATGCAACAGGTTTACCTAGTACAGTACAATCATTAATGGCGTATTCTTCTGGTGCAACTAATAAATTATTTGCAGCAAGTGGTGCTAATATTTATGATGTTACAAGTGCAGGAGGAGTAGGCTCACCACAAGTTACATCATTAAGTAATGCACAATTTCAACATGTTAACTTTACAATATCTGGTGGTGGATTCTTATTTATAGTAAATGGAGCAGATGCACCTAGACATTACAATGGTAGTACATGGGCAACACCATCATTAAGTGGTGTTACTGGTTCTACAATTAATAATGTTACAGTATTTAAAGAAAGATTATTTTTCTGTATTAATAATTCATTAAGTTTTGGCTATTTACCCATTAATAATGTAGCTGGTACTGTATCTACTTTTAATTTAGGTAGTGTTTTTAACATGGGTGGTTTTATACAATCTATAGGGCAATGGACTAGAGATGGTGGTTCTGGTCCTGATGATTATATTGTGTTTATAACTAATCATGGAGAAGCAGCAATATATTCTGGTTCAGACCCATCAGATGCTACAAAATGGAGTTTAGTTGGTACATTTAAATTACCTAGACCAATAGGAAAAAGATGTTTTATTAATATTAATTCTGACCTTATTCTTATATCAGAACAAGGTTTTATGCCTTTATCACAAACATTAGTTACTGGAGAAAACGCTCCAGCAAAAGCTATATCTGATAAAATAAGTGGTAGTATATCGCAATCTGTTAATAGTTTTGCAGGAACTTTTGGTTGGCAAGCTATTATATATCCTAAAGGACAATATGGTTTATTTAATGTTCCTACATCTACAGTTGGGGATTTTGACCAATATGTTGTAAATGTAAGTACAGGTGCATGGGGTAGATTTACAGGGCAAAATGCGTATTGTTGGGAATTATTAAACGGAGAGCTATATTTTGGTGAAAACACTAAAGTATTTAAAGCAGATGATGGCGATAGTGATAATAATGCAGCAATACAAGGAGATGCTAAAACAGCCTTTATATATTATGGTGGCAGAGGTTCTCCAAAAAGATTTACGTTAATTAGACCAGTTATGGGTAGTAATGCTGATTTACCAGTTAGTATTGGTTTTGATGTAGACTTTAATGATGGCACAAGTGTATATACTCCTAGTTCTGCTACTACTACAGGTTCAGAATGGGACACAGCAACATGGGATACTGCTACATGGGGTGGTACAGTGCAAACACAAAAAGTATGGAGAAGTGTTGCCGATATTGGTTGGAACGCAGCCATTAGAATACGAACAAGTACAACTGCCCAATCTATTAAATGGCACGCAACAGATGTATATTTTGAAAGAGGACGTGGTTTATAATGTTTATTACAGATAAAATATGGAAAGTATTAGAGCCAGCTATAGAATCAACACATGAAGTAACAAGAGAACAATTAGAAAAAATGATAGAAAGTGGAGAATACCAACTGTTTGCAAAAGATAATAGTGCAATAATAACAGCACATCATGGACAAGTATTGCGTATAGGAGTAGGTGGAGGTAATTTAGTTACTATAAAAGAAATTACGAAAAAAATTGAAAAATATGCAAAAAAGCGTAATTATAAATATATTGATATTTTAGGACGCAAAGGTTGGGAAAAAGTTTTAAACGGATATAACAAAAAAGCAGTATTATTGCGGAAGGAAATAGCATGAGTTTTATAAGTAATTTATTTAGTCCACCTAAACCACCACCAGCTCCAGATTATGCAGGAGCAGCGACAGCACAAGGTGCAGCTAATGTAGAAACAGCACGATTAGAAGGTCGTATGAATAGACCTGATGTTTTTAGTCCTTATGATCAAACTCTTGTTACAGATTTAGGTGATGATAGATTTGCTATGAATTACAGTTTAACGCCTGAATACGAAAGGCAAAGAGTTAAACAAGCAAACATAGGAGAACAATATTTAGATGTAGCAGGACAAAGATTAGGAGAATTACCTTCTGGAGAATTAAATTTAGGAAGTTTACCTACTTTTCAAGGTGCAGTAGATAGAACAGGTTTTACTCCTTTAGCAAGTACAGATGATTTATCTAATTATGCACAAAGAAGTGAAGATGCATATTACAATAGAGCTATAAGTCGTTTACAACCTTCTATGGATATGCAAAGAACAGCATTACATACAGATTTAATTAATTCAGGATTACCAGTAGGTTCAGATGCTTATAACAATTCTATGGCTCAACTAGGTCTACAGCAAAATGACCAATTACAAGGATTAGCACAATCTTCTATTGCAGAAGGTCAACGTATGCGTCAAGGATTAGCTGGCGAAGCACAATCTATGCGCCAATCACAATTAGCAGAAGCAAGTATGATAAGAGAAATGCAAAATCAAGCTAGAGCTCAAGGTTTAGCAGATACTTTATTGCAAAGACGTTTACCAATGGAAGAACTTGCAACATTAACAGGTTCACCAAGTATTGGTTCTGCTGGTATGGGTACAGCTACAACTGGATTAAATGTTCCGGGAGTAAGTGTTGCGCCACCACCAATATTTGCAGCTACACAAGCACAAGGAGCATCAGATGCTAATAGATACGCAACAAATATGCAAGGCTATGGTGCTACTATGAACGCTTTAGGTAATATAGCAGGAGGATTTGCGGCAGCATCTGATAAAACATTAAAAGAAAACATAGTTAAAGTAGGACAATCCCCATCAGGATTTAATATTTATGAATGGAATTACTTATGGAGTCCAGAACGATTTAGAGGTGTAATAGCCCAAGAAGTACAGAAAATTAAACCAAAAGCTGTATTATCTAATATCTTTGGTCATTTAATGGTGGA